ATTTCTAAACAAGATATGGAAATACTACACAACGACGGAACATTAGAAACAAATGGACTAACATTAATTTATGAAAAATAATTGGAACAAAATACTCAACGAGTTAAGTTATAGGGTTTCTACTGGCATTCCAGATTTATCCAACGAACAACACTTAATCAAATTATGGGACATTTTAAAAGAACATAATTGGAATATTGATGCGCGAGTAGAATTATTAAAGAATTTAGATGAAATGTCAATCGTCAAGAATAAAAAAAGTGGTAATGTTTATCCAGTAAAAAAATTCAAACCACAAACTCAAACTATCGTTAAAAAAGACGCAACCAAAGATGATATTAAAAAAGCACAACAAGGTGCAGGTGAAGATGAGTTTGATACACCACAAGCATCAACGGGTGTAGATAGTGTTGAAATAGAACCAGAAATTATAACAAAAGATAAAGATTTAAAAACAGAAGTAGTTGCCAAAACTAATGAAGAATTCAACGAAGGAAAGTTATCAGAAGACGGAGTATCCGATGAGGACTTTGACAAAAATGAAAGAGTAAAAGCACTTCCAAATCAAATATCATTAGAGGAACTAGAAAAGTCATTTCCAAAACCATTACCATTTCCTAAAAAATATTTAAAAGTTTTACAAAGACTTTTAAACACCGATGAAGGTGGTGTCAAGATTTCAGACTTTACTGATGCTGCAGGTGGTGGAACACTCGCATCAACAGGTGGAGAAATTCTAACTATGATGATGACATCTATCGATGATGATAATATTGCAAGTCAATTAACAGAAAGATTAACCGAGCACATTAAAAGTAATGGTAATAAAAAATCAATAATTAATACAAAGTGGGTTGAATCTGCTTTAAAATGTAGAAAATCAATTAGAGATAGATATGATAGAATGTATGGTAAAGGAAATTGGAAACTTAAAAATCAAGCTTGGGATATTAAAGAAGAGGTTGAAGCATTGGGTATGGTAGATTACAAAAATAATAAAGGATTTAGTACCGATGTCTATTTTACGATAGAAGTTGACGGAAAAACAATTCTTGATGAGGTTTCATTGAAACAAAATAAGAAAGCAAACTTATTAAATGGTTCAACCAGTAGAGTTTACGACATATTAATGAGAGGAAACGGAACACCAGAACAAGTTAAAAGATATGATGACTTGAATTACGAAAAACAAGCATTAGAAGAGTCTATAACTAAAGCAAATAAAGATGAGTTAAAGGAAAGGTTGGGGCCAGCCAAAGCCAAAGAAGCTATAGCTGATATCGATAATAGAATTGACAATATTACAGGTCAGTTAGTTGAATTGGAAGATGAAGTTATTCCTAACAAAATACCAGAAAATCTTGAGATAAAGGTAGCACAACAAAAACAAGATGAAGGTCATAAAAATAATATCAAAAAAAATGAAAAGCAATTGAATGATACAATTCGTAATTTTGATAAAATGTCTGCAGAGGAACAAGATAAACTTCTTGATAGGGTTGGTAGTAATAAACCACCAAACTTAAATCAGGATTCAAGTACATCATTTAGGAACAAACAAAGAACGCAGATGAAAAAAATACTTGACCATATCAATAGTGGTAAAAGTTTAAGTGATTTAAAACTGACAAAAGATATGAGAAAATCATTGGCGACTGTATATTTGATGACACCGGAAGATAGTGAAGCAAGAAAAGGTTGGGAAGAAATAAAAGATACTTCAAGACAACACTCAAAAGATGTTGCAAAATATTTATTTGAAAACGAAGAAGCAAAACAAGGATTAATAAAGTCAATCAGAGAAGACTTTCCATTACAAGCATTACTATCTGGTGAAGAAAGTATGGCTCTTGGTGATTTAAGTGCAGACAAAGGAACATTAAAAGCAATATTCGGTACAGATGATTTTAATAAAATTCAACAGAACTTAACGGTCGTTGGGGATGCTCTTGTATATACATCTGGTTCTGGTAAGCAAATTCCAGTATCTACAATCGTATCAAGACCAGACGGAATCGGATACGGAACAAGTTGGAAGTTAGAAATGCAGTTACATCCAGAATTCGCAAAGGAATTAGAAAAACAAAGAGATACAGGTAAGTAATGAGAACTCAATTACTATGCACATTCACCACTAAACAAAAATTAAACGAAGTCGTAGATATCGTCGTAACGTGTAATGATGTATTGTATGAAAAGATATATGTGTTTCAAAACATCAATGAATTAAATCAATTAATCTGCACATACAATGTTGAACACCAACCCGACTATCAAGAAAATATAATTGATACCATATCACTTCACAGAAAAAAACAAAGTAATACTCTATACACAATCAATGCATTGAATGAAGTCATCAGAGAAAAGAATGATGGCGTATTAGACAAATCATATATGGTGGATTGGTTAGAGTTTGAAAACACATTGTTATTAACCAACGAAATGGGTCTGCAAAAGATACCAACAAAGATATTCCAAATCATAGATACATCGGTTTGGGGAAAAAAATAAATAAAAAGCTTGACTTTTACAATACATTGTAGTATATTAAGGTGTAAGTTATTTGACAATTGATGTAGGAAAAAAAAGTTGAGAAAAAGCTTGACTTTTTCATTTTTTATTCTTATATTATTATGTAAGTTATTTGACAATTAGGTAGTAAATTCATCACGGAAATCTTATCGTGTCCAGCGAGGGCGATGTTAACGGCGGTAAGACAGGCGGTTAGGCAAACAAACAAACAGAATCACTTTGGAAACATTGTGTGGTTTGTTCCGATATGCCAGAAGGATAGACATCAAATCAGATACTCGTCTTGGAAACTTGACTTGGGGTTTGTTGCCGACTGGGTGTCAAGGGGTGATGATAAAGACTACCTTTTGTTAAACTTCTAAGAAAATTAAAAAAAAATAAAAAAAAATCTCATTTTGGGATTTTTACTTTATATATATAAATATACTAAGAAGTTTTAGTATTAGTTTTTTGACAATTTGGAATTTGGAAAAGTAGAAAGAATAATTAACTTTCTACGGGATTGGCTGAATAACGGGTAGTATCATTAGAAGCCCGTAAAGCAATCTAAGACAAAGTTGTGGTGACTTGATAGTTGGAAAATATTTTAACTATCTATATCGACAGATATTGTCTAATGTATTTCCGTAAAACAAACAAGATGATTCTTGTGACTTCATTGTAGGTAAGGGTAAAACTGAAATCCTACTAAATGGCTGAAAAATCTAAACTTGGAGAGATAAAGCATTTGTATAGAAGTTGTATTCACATCAATGAGGAATAACCACCTTGAGATGAACTATCGTAACTGATAGATACAAAGTATGAAGTAGAAAATCCAAGACGGAAATTGTGAGTAATCATTAATCTCACGTCCCCAATAAAATTCCAAACATTTAAAGCCCCAACGATTTTTAGTTTCCACCTTTTAGACAAACTTTAAAAACAATGGGGCTTTTTTTTTACAAAAAAGCAAAATAAATTACATTTTTACGAAGTTCATTGATATATATTATTGTATCAAGGTTATACTTGATTAACAAATGACAATTGAAAAATAAAAAATAGGAGAGTAAAAATGGACTTAAATGCAATTCGCAAACGTCTCGGTCAATTACAGACCACAAACAATCGCACATCAAGCTTATGGAAACCACAACCAGGTAAAACCCAAATTCGTATAGTGCCTTACGCATTCAATAAAGAAAATCCTTTCATTGAATTATTCTTTCACTACAATCTGAACAATCGTTCTTATTTATCACCAATCAGTTTTGGTCGTCCAGACCCAATTGAAGAGTTCGCACAGAAACTCAAAGCAAGTGGTAATAAAGAAGATTATCAGTTATCACGAAAACTTGAAGCAAAGATGAGAACCTTTGCACCAGTTATCGTTAGAGGTGAAGAATCACAAGGTGTTAAATTTTGGGGATTCGGTAAAACCGTATATCAAGAACTACTATCAATTATAGCAGACCCTGATTATGGTGATATCTCAGACCCAGTTAATGGTCGTGATGTATCGGTTGAATTCATCTCAGCAGAGGAAAGTGGTGCAAGTTTCCCTAAAACAAACATTAGAGTGAAACCTAATCAAACACCAATTTCTGATGAACCATCAGTCTTAGAGGCAGTTAAAACTTCCCAAAAAGACATTACTGAAATTTATCAAGAGCAATCATATGATGACTTAACTGGCATTTTAAATGAATGGTTAAATCCAAATGATGACGCTTCAACAGAGGAAAAAGCTCCAAGCACGGTAGCAACTTCTGAGTTGGGAACTTCTAAAGTGAAAGACACTTCAGAAGCTTTTGATGAATTATTCAATTCATAAATAATAACATAATATGGGGGTTGAGTTATCAATCCCCATTCAAACACGGAGTATTAGAATGTCAGTAAATGATGTATTGGCTAAATCATTAGCCGACTCTTTGAATAAAAAATTCAAGGACACGAACAAAGTAGCATACTTCTTAGACGGAAGTGATACTACACCAACAGATATCAAGGAATTTATCTCAACAGGTAGTTCCACCTTAGACTTGGCTATATCAAATAAGCCAAACGGGGGTATTGCAGTTGGTAGAATTACAGAAATCAATGGATTAGAATCAAGTGGTAAATCATTACTTGGTGCACACATCTTAGCAGAAACTCAAAAGAAAGACGGAATAGCAGTATATATAGATACTGAAACATCAGTCAGTCAAGAGTTTATGGAAGTCATTGGTTTAGATTTAAATAAGATGTTATATTTACATTTAGAAACCGTAGAAGAAATCTTTGAGGCAATTGAAGAAATCGTAACAAAAGTTAGAGAATCTGATAAAGATAGATGTGTTACGATATTAGTTGACTCATTGGCAGCCGCATCAACAAAAGTTGAAATGGAAGCCGACTACGACAAAGATGGTTGGGCAACTTCAAAGGCAATCATTATATCAAAAGCTATGAGAAAAATCACTCAAATGATTGGAAAACACAACGTAGCATTGGTATTCACTAATCAATTAAGACAAAAACTCGGAGTAATGTTCGGAGACCCTTGGACAACAAGTGGTGGAAAAGCATTACCATTCCACGCATCAACACGAATCAGACTAAAGAATATGGGTCAAATTAAAGACACCGCAAAAAATGTTCTTGGTATGAAGTGTAGAGCACAGATTGTCAAGAATAGATTAGGACCACCTTTGAGACACGCAGACTATGATATGTATTTTGATAGAGGAATTGATAACTATGGTGGGTGGTTAACCGTGATGAAAGCACACAAACTTGTTAAGTCAGGTGGTGCTTGGTATACATTAGTAGACCAGAACGGAGATGAACATAAGTTTATGTCAAAAGATTGGGAAGATTTAATTACCAAAAATGACGAACTAAGAGAATATGTTTACCAACTCATTTGTGACAAGGTTATATTACAATACAAAGAAAAGCTTGGTATTGATGATGTAGAATTCACAGATGAGGTACTTGGTGATTAACAAAAGACACCTATCGATTCTGAATCAAATCAAAGAATCTGGCGGCGAAATAGATAGTGGAAAACCAAATGACTCGGTT